AAACAGTATACCACTTCTCATTATTCCAGCAACGGAGCTGAAAAGAGGGTTCCCACAAATTTTCTGGAATTGGCCGTAACAATCTATTCTAGGCAACTTGCGCCTAAAGTTCCTCAGTGTATGATCAGTACGAAATTCAAAAAATTGCGACCTATGGCTTCACAGATGGAAGTCGCATTGAATCAGATACCGAAAGAAATAAAACTGGTCAATACCGTCCGGGATACAGTCATGGAAGCAATGTTTTCTATGGGAGTGGTGAAGATTGGCATAGAAGCTTCGGGGAAAAACATTTTAGAAGGAAAAGATGTTGGTGAGACTTATGTTGAGACGGTTGGTTTTGATGACTATTTCATGGACATGAGCGCAAAGTCTCAGAATTTGGCCCAATTTGAGGGGAACGACTATTGGTTGCCTCTCGACTCTCTACATAGTTCTGGTCTTTACACGTTTGCGGACGGCCAAGAAATTGTTGCCGATGATATGACGCTTGTCAACGAACACGGAGACGAACAATCGAACACTCTGACAGTCGACGAAAATGCTGACGTTTATAAAGACAAAGTCTGGTTGCGTGATGTGTGGCTTAAAGATTCTCGTCAAATAGTCACTTATATGGTGACTTCGGGTCAACAATTGCGGGTAGTCAATTGGGATGGGCCGCAGGACATAAGCCCATACATCAAACTTGGTTTCAGTCCTGTCCCCGGAAACCTTATGCCTCTTCCTCCAGTCGCGTTGTGGTATGATCTACATGAATTAGGAAATGCACTGTTTCGCAAGTTGGCAAACCAGGCCGATTCATTCAAGAACATTGCCGCTTTTCAGGGCGGTAATGACGAGTCTGTCAAAGCTTTTCAGGCCGCCTCGGACGGTGACGGTATTCATTACACTGGATCAAAACCCGAAAAAATTAGTGCAGGCGGCATAGATCAACCAACGCTAGCGTTCTTCTTGCAGGTACGTAATCTTTACAGTTACTTTGCTGGCAATCTAGACAGTCTGGGCGGTCTTGCACCGCAGACTGAAACGGTGGGGCAGGACAAGCTTCTGGCAGAGGCCGCAAGTGCTCGCATGAAGTTTATGTCTGAAAAGACGGTTGAGTTTTTGAGAGAAATATTCGAGGCGTTGGCTTGGTTTGATTGGACTGATCCGGTTCGCAAAAGATCTATTACTCGCAAGATCGGTTCGCATGGTCTAACCATAGATAGCGAGTGGTCAGCAGAAACAAGGGAAGGCGACTTCCTTGATTATAATTTTGATATTGATGTCTATTCGATTCAGGACGATTCGCCGGAATCGAAACTTGCTCGGATAGGTGCAGTGTTTGAAAGATATGTCGTGCCTTCCATGCCTTTGATTCAGGCTCAGGGTGGCGAGGTTGATATAAAAATGTTATTCGAGTTGCTTGCTAAATATTCTGACACTCCAGAAATTGCCGACATAGTGAAGTTTGGCAAAACGGAGGATGGACCACAGGAGCAACCTTACGGAAATCCCGAACCCACGAAGATGCCTGCTAATACGACGAGAACAAATGTTAGAGTTAATCGTTCTGCTGGAGGAACGCAGGCGGCCAAGGACAATACTATGAGTCAATTACTTTTGGGCGGACAGGGAAACGAACAGCAGAATGAATCAGCGATGGGAGCACAGTAATGCCACAGTATTGTTATAGAAGCAAAACGAATAAGGTTATCGAGAAGACGTTTTCGATAAAAGATTCTATACCCAGAATGGTTACGGTTGATAGAACTGACTATCATCGAAGCTTTCAGGACGAAAACGCAAGCACCCAGGCGAGTTCAGGTTGGCCTATGGAGTGCTGCGCGAGCGGCGTGCATCCTGACCAAGCCGGAGAATTGAGACGTGAATTTGATAAGCAGGGTGTTCCCACGGAAGTGACCGAGGGCGGAGATCCTATATACCGAAATGCGAAACATAGAAAAAGAGCGTTGACTTGTAGAGGTCTGCATGATAAATCTAGCTATAACTGATACAGTAATACAACAACAGGAAGAGGACATTATGAGCGACGAAACAAAAACAGAAGAGACCACAGCCATTGAACCCATCGTAAAAGAAATTCCGGTAATTGGAGATGTCACTCCCGATCTTGCCAAAGAAATCGAAACTGGCGTTGCTTCCGTTGAAGCTGAATCAAAGCTTGAAGCAGAATCTGAATCAGAAGAAGAGCCAAAAGAAATTTTAGAAGAAAAGTCGGAAGAAGCAAAACCGGCTGAAAAAGAATCTACAGAAGAGAAGAAGGTTGAACCTGAAAAAGATGTGGCGATACCAGACGCTCTTTTAGAGAGAGCAGCACAATTGGGCATGAAGCTAGTTGATGCCAAATCATTCCAAAATGCGAAAGCTTTGGAAAGTACACTTGCGCTACTTGATAAGAAAGCTGAAGCGGAGTTTAAGGTAGACGAAAAAATTCCTGCCGAAAATAATGAAGAAGCAAATGACGTTCCCATTCTCGACCCCGAAAAATACGATGAAGGTATCATCGCTGCTTTCGATGCCGTTAATAAGAAGGTCGCAAACCTTGAAGCGGAAAATAAATCTTTGCGTAGTAACGACGATCGCGCTAGTTCTAATGCGGCAACAGCCGCCTTTGACACTTCAATCGCTGGTCTCGGCAAAGATTACGAGAAGATTCTAGGTGTTGGTGATATAAATACGATACAACCAAAAGATTTTGAATCCAGAGCGGCATTGGCACAACGTGTGTCTATGGTTAAAGCTGGATATGATTATGCTGGACGTACCGTTTCTAGTGATCAAGTTTTTGCCGAAGCAGTTAAGTTGGAATTTCCTGACGTTAAAGTGGGTTCCGTAGCAGAACAGGCTACTACTACCGCTAATACTCGGAATAACCAAATTACGAACCCTCCGGGGCGGACAGCTGCCAAGCCTAAACTAGGCGTTGAAAGTGAAATTGCGGCGCAGATAGACGCTAAGTTTGTCTCGCCTTAAAATAGACTCAAAAGAGTCGGAAGGAACCCCATGGGTATTCCTATTAGTCAGATTGATGATGCTGTACTTATGACCCAGAATGGTCTAGTAAAGCGTGGAGCTTTCGTGGATATGCAGACTGATCTAACCGATCATGTTGCGGTACGAGAGATGTGGAAGAAGAAAAAACATAAGTTTGAGGGCGGGATCAATTGGGAGACATCATATCAGATGGATCACAATCATTCTGCTAAACCTGTCGGACTCTTTGAGGAAGACGGATCAAGCATTAATGATGTAATGGTCAAGAGCGAAGTTGATCAGCGTCATTTGAACGCTCATTACACTTATGACCAGCGCGAAAAAGATTTTCAGCGTGGTGGACTCGCTATCGTTGATCTTGTAAAAGGTCGCTATGTGCAAATGATGGTTTCTTTTTATGAAATGTTGGAAGACATTCTCTGGACAAAGCCTGTTGATAGCACCGATTTGAAAACTCCGTTTGGTATTGCTTACTGGGTAGTCAAAAATGCTGCTATTGGTTTTAATGGCGGCAACCCTGCTGGATTCGCTGCAGGACGTGGTGGTATTGATAGCTCGGTTTATCCGCGCTACAGCAATTACACTGGCCAATACACCAATGTCAGCAAACAGGATCTCATTAAGAAGATGAAGACTGCCTGTCGTAAGATTAAATTCCGGTCTGTTGTTTCTCATGCCCAACCTTCTGGTGGTGGTATGGCTAACGGTATCTACATGAACGAAGAGACAGTGTCGCTGATGGAAGATATTCTGGATACTCAGAACATGAACTTAGGTAATGATGTTGCAAGTTCATCGAATCGCTCATTGTTCAAGGGGCGTGATATGACTTATGTTCCTTATCTGGACAATGACTCTACTGATCCTATTTATCTTCTGGATTGGAAGTATCTCATGATTGGTGTTCTGGCTGGTTGGGAAAACAACCTCTCGAAACCGTCTGTTGTTTCTAACAAGCACACAGTTCGTCGTGTTGATTTGGATGTTACTCTGAATATGCTTTGTGCTGACCCTCGTCGTCAGTGTGTATTCAGCAAGTAAGGTTTTTGTTTGCCCCGTTGAAAGACGGGGCTTGCTTGACTGCAAAGTCAGGTTATTGTTAAAAGAAAAGGTATAAAATGAATAAATCATTGAACGCACACGTAAGTATGGAAAACAAGATCATCGAAATGGTCTGGTATGGTGGTTCTGACGCTATTTTTGAGGGTGAAGGTGTTTGCTATAACACTGACTTAGGCACTGAAACAGAGCCCAATGGTCGTCGTTCCAACTATGTTGAACGTCCGAGTTCTTCAAACAACCGCGCTTTTGCTGGTGTTGCCGCTCGCAACTATCCCGCAAATGCAGGTGCATTAAATGGTCGTATGATCGAGATTTGCATCCCTGGTAGTGTATGTAAGGTTGCTCTTGGTGCTGATACAGTTATCAATGTTGGTCGTCTGACTTGTCAGGCTGGTGGAGCTGCTGGACGTTTTGTTGACACTGGCTTTGCTGGACGTGGTTCTATCATTCCTCGTCAGACTGTTACTGCGTTGCTAGAAAGCAACAAAGCCGGAACTGGTTCGCTATTAGCTACAGACGGAAAAACCCTAACTGTGTCGGACTCGTCTGATATGAGCGTTGGTGATACCGTTGCATTTTTGGGTGGTGAAGATGATGCTACAGGTGCTTTGGTTCCTGGTCGTTATACTATTGCAAGCATTACTGATGGGACAACTATCGTACTGTCTACAATGGCACTTGACGTTGTTTCTACAGGTACGATTAGCTGTAGTTTCTACATCTACACTGGTAATCCTACTTGCATGGCCAAACTTGAAGACGGCGAAGAGTCCGGGCTTGTTGAGTGGATTAGTCCTGTAAATGCTGGTAACGCTGCTCAGACTCACATGGTGGGCGGAATAACCTATGTTAATGGCGGCATCACCATTGGTGCTGACGTCGATATCATCCCTGCCGACGGAACATTGCTTGGCGAGAAAAAGGGTGTTGTTCTGATGGGTGCTTTGACTACGAATGACCTGACTGTCGTTCCTGCTACTGCTGGCATTATGCTGGCTGGTACTGCATTAACCGAGATCACGGGCATGAACACGGCTGCTGACGCTTGGTATGGTCAGTGGACTGGACTATGGCGCACTATCATGGTTATTGGTGGTGCTACAGAAGAATAAAATCTGACGTCTCACGACGTTGTTGCTGGGGTGCGTCTGTCCTGTTGTGGACGTATCCCCGGCTTTTTTCAACAGATCAACAGGGTGGGAGAAATAATATGAGTGATCGTATTGATGAACATGGAGCGCAGGCATTTGGTGTAATGGGTTTTTCTAAAAAACTGCCGGATGGGCTTGTAAAAACATACAAGCAACTTCGCTTTTGTAAAGATCGTATTCAGCCCGGACGTATGAGTCCTGAAATGCTGGCAACATGCGTTGTTATTTCTGGTAATGTTGGTGTTTTGAACAAACTGATGGAATTCAAAAAAGAAGTTCAGGAAGAGGTTCCGGTAGAAGAAGTCCCTAACGACCCCACGCCTAAAAAGGTTCCTAAACATGATCCTGAAATCGGTGACGATGTTTTGCTTAGTATTGATGGAGAAAATGTTCTTGCTGTAATGGTTGAGGGGGAAGTTCCTGAAGGTCATATAGCAGTTGTGCGTGATGATGATGAGCTCGGCAAAATTATGGCCGTTCCGCTGTCATTAGTAACTCTCAGTGAATAAGGTATGTTATGGCTGAATCAGGACTTTCTATAGGGTTTCCTGATCTACAAGTTGAGGTCGGTGTCTATCTAGGGATAGGCCCGACTGCCGCTTCGTGGAGTGCGGAGAATACCGCTTTGGTAGATCGCGTAATTCAGTCAGGCATTCGTCAATTTTACTATCCTCCTTCCGATAATCCTCGCAATGTCCACGAATGGTCGTTTCTGCGACCTACGACGACACTGTCTACGGTTGTCGATCAATGGGAATATGATCTGCCAGACGATTTTAGTAGAATTGTTGGCAACCTTTATTATGATGATGCTATTTCGCTGACCTCAGTTCCTATTATAGCATACGGGACGTTGTTAGAACTTAGAGCTCAGACAGATAGTTCGTCAGTTTCCAGAGTAGCTGCGGTTCGTGCGAAAGCGACAGACGCAACTACTGGCCAACGTAGCGAACTTCTCTTGCATTCTCCGCCGGACGCGGTTTATGTTCTGACATATCAGTACGAAGCATTCAATGGAAAATTAACTGCCGTCGCTCCGTATCCTTTGGGTGGCATGAAATATGCGGAGACAATCATCTCAAGTTGTCTGGCCGTCGCTGAATACCGTGTAAATAGCGAACGCGGAATACATTGGGAAAAGTTTTTAGCAAATCTGTCTACCGCCGTTGCGGGAGACAGAAATTCGGGTGCGGTGAACTTCGGTTATATGGGCGACCCTCATAATTCAACCGTAAGTACGCGGCATAATTGTAGAAGCAGTTACCCTATCACCTATAAGGGCGATACATGGTAGTAAAGAAAGGTAGGACGAAATGATTGATAGAGTATGTTCACTTACGCGTCAAAGCGTACCAAATGCAGAAAATGAAGGTTTGCTTAGTGCTAGCGGAGCTACTGTACCAGCGGCGACAACTAACGGTTATCAGACCGGATGTATTTTCAGCCACACAGATGGAAGTGCTGGAACTGCGTTTTATGTCAACGAAGGTACATTTGATTCTTGTGATTTTGCGGCTGTAGCTGGATTGACTGCGGACCAGGAAGCATTGCTTTCAGCCACTGCTGGTACGGTTTCGGCATCTAAGGCTGTGATTGTTGATGCAAGCAAGGATATTACCGGCTTGAATGATGTTGCCGTTGACGGAACGCTTGATGTTACTGGGGTATTGTCATTAACTGCCGCTCCGGTTGTTACTGCTGTAACGGCCGCCGCTTCTGAAACTGCTACGATGACCAACG